GGCATCATCTCGGCCCCGTACAACCCGGGCAGGGCGAGGAAGCTCGACCGGCTCCATGCCGTGAGCCCGCTCTTCGCCGCCGGGCGCGTCTGGGTGCCTGAGAGCACGAAGGCCCCCGGCCACCCGATTAGCTGGTCGGGCGGCCTCGTGGAGCAGATCTGCACCTTCAGCGGCGAGGGATCCATCCCCCATGACGACCTGATGGACGCCGGGGTGCAGGGGCTGCGCTACATCGCCGACCGTGATATGATCCGCGTCACGAGGCCGGAGCCTGAGCCTCCGCGCGACACCAGACCGAAGGGCAACCCCTATGCCGCTTGAGCTCGATCCAGCCTTTTACGCCGCCTATGCGCGCCGCCGCGAGACCCCGACCGAGGGCATGAAGCGGATCGAGCTTGAGATGCAGGATCGACCGAACACGAACCCCGGGGCGCTCTCCGCTGGCGCAGGGCGCTCGATCCATGGCTACCACGCCGGGATCGGGGCGCAGGGGCCGCTCGGCGGCGGCATCGTGGCCGCAGCGGATCCGACCACCGGCCAACCCGTCATGGTCGGCGGCAGGGCGCAGGCAGGCCCGCTCAGCTACCAGTACAGCCAGCCCGCCTTCAGGGGCGCACCCCCGAGCCAGACAGTCGGGGCGACGATCCCGTTCGACGCCGACGCCTACTTCGGCGTGACCGCTCAGCAGGGCGGCGATGGCAGGTCCTACGGCGCGAACGTCGGCAGCGGTGGCTTCAACGCTTATGGCCAATACAACCCGAGCCGCCGGGATTTGAACGTCGGCGGCAGCTATCAGGCGAACTTCGCCGGGGGCGGGCCAGTGCTGCCATCGTCCGACCCCATGGGCTCGTTCACGGGTGTTGAGGGCGTCGATCAGGGTGGCCGCGAGCCCGGCATGTATGAGCGCATGGCGGATCGTCTTGCAGGCGCAGGCGTGGCCATCGGCGAGCCTATCAGGCAGGCGGCAGCTGGCATCGCCGACATCCCCGGATCCATCGGGTCCTACATCGACGAGACATCGCAGAAGCCTGACCCGTCGCAGCGCATGGCTGAGGACATCCGCAGGTTCGGAGGCGCGTTCGCCGATCAGGCCATGAGCAGTCCGACCGAGTTCGCCAAGACGGTTGGCGGGTTCCTGCCGGGCATCGGCGAGGCCATCTCAGCCTATGACGCCAAGCACCTCTACAGCGACCTGCAACAGGCCGAGGCCGAGGGCGACACCAAGAAGGCCGACACGCTGCGGCAGCTTTACGGGCTTGCCACGGCTGGCGCTGTCCCCGGCGTCGGCATGGCGGCTCGAGTGGCTGGCAAGGCGAAGCGCGGGCTGACTGCGGCTGAGGGCGTCGAGCGCGGGATCGTTGAGGGTGCGGAGCGCGCGGCTGTTGAAGGGGCCGAAGAGATCGCCACCACACCGACCCTTTACAAGCCTGTTGAAGAGGCGTTCCAAGTAACGCCGGAGCCCGTAGAGGTTCGCACTCAGGCGGTCGATTACATCACGGAATCCATCGACGCCACGGATGGTGCGGCTGCGCAGCTTCCCACGAAGCTCGGGCTCGGTCCCATGTACATCGTGGACAGCGGCGTCGAGGCAACGGAAAAGGGCTTCCTGCTGAACAGCACGAAGAACTCGAACGCCGAGCGCCAGCTGGCTGGCATCACGCCGCTGCTCGAAGAGTTCCCCGACATGGCCACAAACCCCGAGCAGTGGGCGCAGGGCATGTCGAAGGCCTTCGGCTCGAAGGACGTCGTCGCGCCGCCTTATCGGTTCATGAAGGCCATCGAGAACGGCGAGTACACCGATCTGTTGAAGGGCCTGACTGAAGGCCAGATCGCCGACGCGGACGCTGGGTTCAGGGCTGGCAAGGAGTTCTTGGACGCTTACCACACCGGCAAGATGCGTGTGGAGGACACCGGCAAGCTGTTCATGTGGGGCATCATGTCCCGAGGCGTGAACCCGTTCACCCACGAAGGCTTGTTCCTTGACGCCTTCCAAGGCATCGAGCCGTTTATCAAAATGGCCTCCGAGGGCAAATTCACGCCCGACATCGCCGAGGGCGTCTACAAGGACTGGGCGTCCACCACTGCGCCGAAAGGGTCGGGGCAGCCCGGCGCTGGCGCTATGCACAACCTGAACGCCTTCGGCGAGGACTTCCTCGTGAAGATGGGAACGCCCGGCAAAGATGGCGTGACCCCGCTCCAGAAGCTTCATGAGATGATGAGCAACCCGGAGATGACCGGGCGAGACATCCGCCGCGAGTTCGCCAAGGTCGGCGAGGGCGTCGGCATGGACAACAAGGTCATGTCGTTCATCCTGCTGGCGACCGGGCGCGACGACGTGATGGTGATCGACCGGATCCAGCTGAAGAACGTCTGGGACGATGGTCGCTATGGCGACATCAACATCTGGGACGGCATCTCGGTCCCCACGGTTGAGCTCGCTGATGGGACTGTTAAGCGGTTCCCGCCAACCGAGGCTGGCCGCGCGGCTCAGCGCGAGTTTATGGCTGCAAACGAGGGCGCAAGTGGTGGCAAGGCTGCCGTGACCGGCTCGTCGCTCGCCGAGGCCACCTATGGCGCAAAGGGCATCCTTGTCTATGAGGCGCTCGAAGACGCTTTGATGAAGAACGTCGGCGAGATGTATGCCGACTTAGGCCGTCCCGAAGCGGCGTCGCCGGGCCGGTTCCATTGGGAGACGTGGGTCGCTCGCTCGAATCAGGAGGCGTCGCACGGAACCCTTCCGGCGATCCTCAAGCAGGCGCAAGGCGAAGCCGATCCGCTCGCTGGGATCTATTCCAAGCAGGGCGACTACCAGACATATGCTTATGGAGCTAAGTATTTCCGGGACAAAGACGGTCCCTACTTCATGATGCCGAGGTCAGACGGGTCCGAGGCTCGCCTGTCTGTCGCGGAGATGAGTAAGCTTCAGGAATACCTGCAAGATCACACGAAAGGCGCTGTCCCGACCCCGACCCCGTCGGTTGTCAACCCGGCCACCGGCGAGGCCCGGGAGTTCGCGAACACGCCAGCTGGCCGGGCTGAGGCGAACGCCTACGCCAAGGAACTGACCGAGCAGGCCAGAAAAGATGCCGTGGCCGCGAATCCTTCGTTGGACAAGAAGGCGATCTCTGCTATAAAGGTTCCAGTAAAAGATCGTGGCTTCGCCGTCACGTCAGCCGAAGGAAGGCCTTGGCATGAAGACCAAACAGTCAATCGAGAGCGCGTCGATAAACTCATCAATGATGCCGAGCACCGATCCGAAACAGCTCTTCGCCAACCTGCTGAAGGTGCAGTATCCGATGTCTCAGGAAGCACCGTCGCCCGAGCCCGGGCCGCAGAAGGCTTCGGATCAGGGATACCGCGCACATATGGCCTCGCTGATCAAACAGTACGAGGACGAGCTCTAAAGGCAGCCCCACCGGCGTTTGATGCGCCGGTGAAGGACGTATACCAGCCCAACCGCAAGGCTTCCCGCGTCTACAACGCAGACGGCAAATCCACGCCACCTGTTTACGAATTGGAGGCTGGCGATCAATCCGCGCAGGTGTTCCATACCGCCATCAAGGATGCGAAGGAAAAATCTAAGTTTGGCGCTGCGGTGTCGCTTTATGATCCTGCCGAGTACAAGGACATGCGGCTGTTCCTGACCCCGGACGGAACAGCTGGCTTTGCTTTGAAGGGCGACGACATTGTCTCGGTCTTCAACAAGCCCGGCGGCCCGCACAAGGGTGTCTCAAACCCGTTGCTGGATCTCGCTATCGCGCAAGGTGGGCGCAAGCTTGACGCATATGACACTGTTCTGCCGACGATCTACGGAGAAAGCGGATTCAAGACAACGTCGCGCATGTCGTTTAACCCTGAGTATGCCCCGGCAGACTGGAATGCCCAGACGTTTGGCACGTTCAACAAGGGCAAGCCAGACGTTCTGCATATGGTCTATGACCCGCGCCATGACGGCAGTTATTCGCTTGGCGATGGAAGGTTCTTCCGTGAATACGATGACGCCGTCTCCCATCAAGAAAAGAACGTGAAAACGACGGTTAACCAGCTTGAGAAGAGCCGCAAGGCTATCGCCAAAGCAGAGAAGCTCAAGGCGCAGAAGAAAGCCGAGCGCGAGGCCGCTAAAGCGGCCAACGCCGCGCCGACAAAAGAGTTTTCCCAAGGCGGCACGGTAAACCCTGTCTCCAACGTCCATCGCATGGCGACCGAACAGGGCCTCAGCACCCGTGACCTGTCGATCCTGATCAAGCTGGCGACTGGTGCCCCGGCGCAATGGGCGCATGGTCTCGCCGGGCATTTGCTGAGCGGCGACGACAAGTTCCTGCGGGCACATGCGGCCAAGTACCCCAAGATAGCTGAGGTCATCGGCAAGATCGACGCTATGCTGAGTGGCGACAAGGTGCCTGAATCTGCTAATATCGACCACAAGCTGGTTGCGGAGGCTGCTAGAGCCAATCGTAATCCGAATGTGAAGAAAGCGCTCGGCGCGCTGATGCAGAGGAACTGACGATGGCCCGTTACAACCCCGACGACCACGGGCCTCCCGACAGCATGGGTGGCCTGCATGACGCTGCTGAGGCCGTCCGCTCCGCTGGCCGTGGCGGCGACACTGTTCTGGCCCACATCAACCCTCGCGAGGCAGCGCTGCTGAAGGCGCACGGTGGGTCGGGCACGATCAACCCGAAGACGGGCCTGCTAGAGTTCGATGAGTACGACCCCGGCCCAAGCTCTAGCAGCGGTGGGAGTGACCCCGGCCCAAGCTCTTACTACGATCCCGGCCCAATCATTTACTCTTATGACACGACGCCTTCGATGGATTACTTTTCGCAAAACCTTGGCGCGATGACGGGCGGCTATGAGCCTATCATCTCCTACGGCACTGACACCTTAGCGCAAATGCAGGGCTATAATGATCTGTGGAATAGCGCCAATTATGGTCTTAACGACATCATAAGCTCGATCACTTCACCTGTGAATGATTTTTACAATTTGTTCGCTGACAGTTTGAACTCAAACATTAATTCTATCACGTCCTCGCTACCGAGCGTGTCGCAGGTCATTGACTATATCACGCCGGATTACTCGCAATATGTTGACCCGACGAAGCTGGTGCAGCAACCGGAGTTTGTTAAGCAACCTGCTTTTGGGTCTGACCAGCCGAACGTAGGAGCCACGGTTCAGTCTGACGCTGATCGCGCCGCCATGACTGGGGTGGGGCAGGACCTGACGACACCGACCGGCACGATCTACTACACTATTCCTTCGGCGACTGGAGGCGCTACCCTTGGCGTTGGCGCTAAGGAGGTTGCCGAAGGTCTGACGGTTCTGACGCCGGAGCAACTCGTTGATTTTCTTGCGGGCAAAACCACGACCGACTCTCAGTCTCAAGTAGTGACGAGCGCCTCCGATCTGGCAAAACAGGCAGAGACCATCAATAAGCTTTTGGACTATTCGGGTGGAACGGTGATCGGTAAGAACGAAATCAGCCCATCTGATCTCGCAAAACAGGCAGAGACCATCAATAGGCTTTTGGACTATTCGGGTGGAACGGTGATCGGCAAATCAGATGCTGCTCCTGTTGATGTTTCTACAAGCGAGGAAAAATCACAGCCAAATGTAACATTGGGTTACACAGCTCCGACCGATACATATTCTTATGATCCGAACGCAAATGTTGGTGTTCTCGGTTTGAACGGCCCATATGGGCTTGCGCAAGATGAAATTGGGAATGGTGTTGGCCCGGGAAATTTGGCTACCACTGGGTTCAGCGAAGACAATCAGCTTCCCAATGTAACCTTGGATTACGAACAGCCAAAGACTGGCGTTCAGCTTGGTGGATCTGAGGATTTGAAAGGGCAGTTTACCGTCGGCGGCGTTGAGGGATATAGGGGCGGCGAAACAGATCCTTATGGGGATTATATTGCTGTTGGCCCTGATGATAGTTCTGATGATAGTTCTGATTTGATCGTCAACAAGGACATTCAAGGTGGCGATGGTTTTTCTACCGATTTGGGACCAGCTATTGATGTCGCCACCTTGAACACCATTGATGTTCCTCAGACCGCCAAGGGGACAGGTTCTCTCGATCCAAACTTGTTCGCCACAACCAACACCGCCGATGCTGTCACTAGAACTTTGTCTGAGCAATCGGACGCGCTCACTTCGCTAAATCAGCAATTAAATAACCAAATTGCGGAACAAGGGAGCACTCTTAATCCTAATGTGACGCCGACGATTGACCCTCTTACAGGCGCTGTTGACACTGTGCCGGTAACGACGCCGGTAACGACTCCCAAGACGCGCATCATAGGAGGGCGCGAATACCTTGGTTTGGGTAACTCAAATAAATACGGATCTGGCGCTGAGCGTGTGTTCTTCCGCCCGTGGCAGAAAGAGGTTGCTGCTGCTGACGGCGGCTACTTCGATGCTGACAGTTATTTCTCTGATGGCGGCTTGACGACACCTTCTAGCCAGCCGTCAATGCCGACCATGTCTTCTTTCCCCACCATGGCGTTCACAGATGGTCAGGGGGCGGTAGGGAACATCGCACAACCTCCCGGATTGCTGCCAAGCGATGCGGTTGGGTCTGACGCCCCCCATGCGTCTCCAATGGCTCCCTCGTCTGCCGCCGCCGCGCCTTCCATGTCTACATTGCAACAAACGCTTGGTGCGCGTAACACCAATGCTTCGCCAGCAATGGCACCAGTACCGCAAAACCCGAATGTGGGGTATGCTCTCGGCCAGTCGCCTCTATCAAGCCTCAGAAAACCATAAGGGATTACCATGGAAGACGAAGACAAGGGCGTCGAGCTGGAGATGGAGCCCGATGAAGAAAGCGATGTCGAGGAGAATGAGGACGGCTCTGCCGTGATCACTCTCGACGGGCCTGACATGGCAGAGAACTCCGAGTTCTACGCCAACCTTGCTGAAGGCATGAGTAATTCCGAATTGATGAACATTTCCAGCCAATTGCTGGAATTTGTTGATCGAGACAAGGAAGCTAGATCGCTGCGGGATAAGCAGTACGAAGAGGGCATCCGCCGCACCGGATTGGGTGACGATGCCCCCGGTGGCGCGGACTTCCAAGGCGCGTCCAAGGTCGTGCATCCCATGCTGACCGAGGCTTGTATAGACTTTTCTTCTCGCGTTATGAAGGAAATATTTCCTTCAAGTGGACCTGTCAAACAGTTCATCCCCGGCGACATTACTCCCGCCAAAATGGAAAAGGCCCTCCGCAAGGAGAAGTTCCTGAACTGGCAGCTAACCCAGCAGATGGTTGAGTTCCGCCCCGAACTGGAGCAGATGACGACCCAGATCCCGCTGGGCGGCGCGCAGTACATGAAGCTTGTCTGGGATGACCAGCGCAACCGTCCGTTGGCTGTCTTCGTCCCCATCGACGATGTCTACCTGCCCTACAGCGCCACCAGCTTCTACACCGCTGAGCGCAAGACCCATGTAATGTATCTCACGCGCCTTGAGTTTGAAAAGCGTGTGGGAACAGGAATGTACAGGGATATCGACCTTGTGTCTCCGCAGGAACCAGAACTCACTGGGCCGCAGAAGGCGAACAACAAGATCGAGGGTCGCGAGCAGAACGGCTACAACGAAGACGGCCAGCGCACTATCTTTGAGATATCCTGCTGGCTGGATTTCGAAGACAACTTTGACCTTGCGCCATATTTGGTTACCGTCGATCACACGACAAAGGAAGTGCTGTCGATCTACAGGAACTGGGATCCTGACGATCAGCAGCAAGAAGAACTGATCCACATGGTTGAGTGGCCCTTCGTGCCTTGGCGCGGGGCCTACCCCATTGGCCTGCCCCACATGATCGGCAGCCTGTCTGCGGCGGCTACGGGTGCGCTCAGGGCGCTGCTAGATTCGGCGCACATCAACAACTTCCCCGGTATGCTGAAGCTGAAGGGCGGATCTCGCGGGGGTCAGTCGGATCGAATTGAGCCAACTCAGGTGACTGAGATTGAAGGCGGCGTAGGCGTCGATGACGTCCGAAAGATCGCCATGGCCGTGCCGTTCAACCCGCCCAATCAGGTTCTCTACAGCCTTCTGGGCTTTGTCACTGAGGCGGCGCGTGGCGTGGTTCGAACCACTTACGAGAAGCTTCAGGACCAAAACCCAAACGTCCCGGTCGGTACGACGCTTGCTATGATCGAGCAGGGTATGACCGTGTTCTCGGCCATCCATGCGCGCCTGCATTATTCGATGAGCATGACCTTGAAGGTCTTGCATCGCTTGAACTCCAAGCACATCGACGACGATTATATCGAGCGCGTGACCGGCGAAGAGATGTGCAAGGCCAAGGACTTCCAAGGCCCGATGGACGTTGTGCCGGTCTCTGACCCGAACATCTTCTCGGACGTGCAGCGCGCTGCGCAAATGCAGGCCATTGTGCAGCGCGCCGCCGCTGCCCCGGCTCTCTACAATGCCCGCGTGGTCGAGGAGAGGTTCTTGGCGGGGATGAAAATCCCTGACTACAAGGCTCTATTGGCCCCCAAGCCAGAGCCGATTGAGCTTAATGCCGTTAATGAAAACCTTGCAATGTCATTGCAGCGTCCGGTTGTGGCGTTCCCGTTGCAGGATCATTTGGCTCACATTCAGGTCCATCTGGATTTCTTGAGCAACCCTATCTTTGGAATGGGGCAGTTGATTGGGCCGCAGCTCATCCCGGGTATGCTTCAGCATATCAAAGAGCACATGGTCTATTGGTACTCGACCTATCTCTATGAAAAGACAAGCGATATGGTTGGGATGCCTCTTGAGAAGTTCCTAGAGAAGGGCGACAAAGACGTGGCGTCTGAAGTTGACCGTGTTCTGGCAATGGCCTCCCAAAGGTTCATGCCAGACATTGATCAGTCGTTGCAGGGTGTCCCGCCTGTCATCCAACAGGCCCAGCAGTTCATGCAGCAGTTCAAGCCGCCGACGCCTGAAGATCCCAGCAAGATCCTCATGGCCGAGACCCAGCGCAAGGCGCAGTACGATCAGGCCAAGATCCAACTTGAGCAGCAACGTGTTTCCCGTGAAACACAGCTCGACCAGATCAAGATGCAGGAAAAGCAAATGGAGCTTGCTACCAAGAAGTCTATGAACGATGCGGACAACCGCACCGCGAAGGAACTTGCCGTGTTTGAGGCCGAGCACGGGAACAAGTCTAATCTCTCCACCGGCCACGGCATCAACCCTTGAGGTCTACAATGGACAACTCTCTCCTTCCTCAGCATAAGCGTCTCGCCATGGGCATGGCGGTAAATAACGCGCCTGAAGGCCCCAACATGACCAACGACATGGTCAAGCCGCACAAATCCTACGGCATCCACAAGAACCTGTCCGGGAAGAACGATTCCCCAGCAAAAAGTGGATTGAAATCCTTTGATGGGAAGAAGTAGCCTTGACATGGAGGCTATATGATTGAAATCATCATCAAGAGGCTACTCGAAGAGCAAAGTCGAGTAGCCCATGAAACCTTACAGCAGCCCGGCGACGGCTCACCTTTTGAGTACGGGCGCAGGGCTGGTCAATACGCAGGTCTGGGTCGCGCTATTGCGATCATTGAGGAGACCTTGGCAGAAGGAGAAGACGACGATGAGCATGGCAGAAGACGCCGTACTAGATCAGCTTACGGATGACATGGGGTACTTCTTCCCCGATGTGAGCGCCGGAATGACGCCATTCGGGTCTCGGATCTTGGTTCAGATTCGTGGGGTGAAGGAAAAGCTGAACCCATTCATCTTTGTTCCTGAAAAGACACAGGAAATTCAGCGAGACAATACCCAAGTGGCGAAGGTCATCGCCGTTGGGCCACTCGCCTACAAGAGCCGCGACACAATGATGCCTTGGCCCGAGGGGGCTTGGTGCAAGCCGGGCGATTTCGTGTGGCTCCCCAAGTATGGCGGCGACAGGTTCGAGGTTAACCTCTCCAAAACGCTCCATCATGCGAAATATGGCAAGGTCGAGAAGGTCCAGTTCGCCATTTTTGACGATCTGAACATCCTGACGCAGGTCACGGACCCCCTTGCCGTCCCATTTTTCCTTGGCGCATAGGAGCTAGGCCATGAACAGCACCGAAAAAGCTGAAATTCAGGAAGAAGAGAAGCTCATTCCTGTTGAAGCTCCTGAAGACGCCGATGATCACGATGATCACGACGAAAACGAAGGTGAAGACCAGCGACTTTCCGACTCTCGCAATGAAGAAGAGGACGAACGGCGAGAAGCCCGTCGAAACGAGCGTAAAAGGCGTCGGGAGAGCCAAAGGTTCGCCCGCGACAAGACCAAAGAGGAAATGCAGTGGCTAATGGAGCAGAACAAGGCGCTCCAGCAGCGCCTATCGGCTGTTGAGGGTCACGCAATTGCTGCCCAGAAGGGGTCTCTGGATCAGAATTACGATCATGCCCTCAACACTGTGCGGGCTACCGAACAGGCACTGGCAAGAGCCATCGAGATCGGCGATGGGGCCAAGGTCCCTGATCTTCTCAGGCATCGCGATCAGGCTATTGCTCGCGCTGTTGAGATCAATCGGGTGAAAAACCAGATGAACGCCCCGGCCCCTGTCCAGAACCGCGAGGTGAAGGATCGCGCCGAGAAGTGGGCCGAAAAGAACCGCTGGTTCAACGCCAACGGCAACGATCCCGACTCTGCGGCGGCAAAAGCCATTGACGCGGGCATGGTCGCCGAGGGTTTCGACCCCACCACAACTCGCTACTGGAAGGAGCTTGACCGGCGCATTGCCGAGCGCCTTCCGCACCGCTTTGCAGATGACGACGATTCAGACTATACTCCTAACCAACAGGCAGGACGGCGTGGCCCTCCTGTCAGCGGATCGAGGGAAATAAGTTCTCCCGGCTCGCGAAAGGTATATCTCAGCCCTGAGCGCGTACAAGCGATGAAGGATGCTGGGTACTGGGATGACCCGGTTCTGAGGCAGCGCATGTTGAAGCGTTACCAAGAAACGGATCGTGAAATGAAATCTGCGCGCTGAAGGAGCGAGCTATGAACCTTGGTAACGATGAACGACTCAAGAAAACCGCCGATCCGGCACGTCGTAGCCGCGCGATGGATGATCGCGCAGTCACAGAGAACAGAGTGCTCTCCGACGATGACCGAATCCAGATGTTTCGTGACTCGTTCTATCAAAGCGCATTGCCAGACTTGCCTGAGATCCCCGGATACCATGTGTGCTGGCTGACTACGACTAATCCGCGCGACTCTGTTCAGGCGCGCTTCCGTCTCGGATACGAGCCGGTAAAGCCTGAAGAGGTTCCGGGTTGGGAATACGCAACCCTCAAGACCGGCGAATATGCTGGCCTTGTCGGCGTGAATGAGATGATCGCGGCCAAACTGCCCGAGCGTCTCTACTACCGAATCATGAGAGAGGCGCACCATGACGCGCCACTGCGTGAGGAAGAGAAGGTCACGTCCGACATGGATACGATGGAGGCTCGCGCTCGTAGCAGCAAGTCAAAGGTGATCGAGGAAGACGGTATGTCCAGCCTGCGTGAAGCTGCGCCCAATCCGATCTTCGAATAGGGCGTCCCCCTCACCTAGCAAAAGGATCCGAAGATGTCTTCGACCAATGCTCCCTTCGGTCTCCGGGCGGCTTACAGCCCCTCCGGGATCATTCGTGAAATGCAGGGCACAATCCTGTCCACCTA